TTCTTACAAAAATGTTTGCCATTTATTTAGGTTGTTTAATTGTATACTTAAATAACTCTTCAGCATCCAATCCGTATTTAACGATTAATTCTTCAGGCAATTTCTCAAAGTATTTATTGAATGGTTTCGTGAAGAATAATGAAGGCTTTGTACCTTTAGAATATATTGACCTAGTAATTAAAAATGCTGTAGAATCATACGACATGAACTTACCACTCTTCTTATCTCTAAATTGAAATCTCCTAGCTTTAACCCATCGTTGTATACCCTGAGTTAATCCACCTTTCTTGCCTTTACCACTCCCAAACTTAAATGGTGAGTTAGGAGCTTTAGCGCTTGAATTCTTACCTTTAACACCTTGGTCTAAATACTGTCCATGTTCGTCCATCGAGATGTTAAGATAGAAAGAATTAGGCATTGCTTTTGCTTCCCCTTTTATAGAGTTGTATAGCTTACTAGTTACATTTCTATCCTGTTCTTTTAGATTAAGTTTAGACTTAGCTATTACATATCTTTTAAACTTATCTAACTCTTCCTGTACGTTTAACATATAGTCATTTCATTACTCATTACTATATCAAATGTCATGGTGCAACCAGCGACATCATCCGTAAATCTGTCTACAAAGAATTCAAAAGATGCCGTGTCAGACTCTATAGAATAATCCTCACTCATTTGCCCTCTTCGCATACTTTCAAATGCACGTTGGCAAATCATTAATGTCTGATTATGGATATCATCCTCGTTATTATTACCGTAATATAAGTGAGTCAAATCTTCCTTAGTATAGTCTACTATGTCCATTACAATTAATGTAATACTAAACCTAATAGTATTTGATTCAAACGCACCATTATCAATCATTACGTGAGCTAACGGATACATATCTTTTTTAGCGTTTGTAATCTTATCTAAGCTACCCTTTGTAACCTGATTTACTAACGGATCGCTTATTAAGAAATCGTGAAATGCTTTTGTAAAATCATAGTATCCTTTCATGCGCTTTTTTTATTTGTCTATTTTCTATTTCTGACTTCTGCTTCTCAAATGTCAACATCGTTAAGCACTCAAAAAGTCCTTGTTCTGTAACTCGTTCAAACTTTGTAATGTCTCCTTTAGCGAGTTGATATATTGACTGATACCATCCCCATCGTTGTCCAAATTGAGTTGTCTCGCTAAAATCGTTTTGCTCTTCTTCGTCATTTGTTTCTCCAAATAAGACAGGGTAGCTGTCAATAGTTCGTTTCCTAAATTCCAAAAAAAAACCGACGCTGGTAATACAACATCAAGTGGTGCATACTTCATTAATTCAGCATAGTTAGCTGTACCGCTATATTTATCTATGGTATACTTATCCCCCTTCTGACTTGTGATAGGTCGGTACATAACAGCCATAGCCTTGTGGAATGATTGTACATCGATAATGTTAGACTCTAAATCTACATACTCCCCAAAGGATATATCTTCAAGCTCGTTAATGAATCCAAACTTTACACCTTGTATCTCAAATGTTCTTTTTAGCTCTAGTTTCTTATCAAATATTTTCTTGAAATGTGTTACCAAATCAATTACATCTGATAGCTTAATGTTAACTACATTCTTCAATTCTATGCCACAAAATATCTCAATCATTTTCTGAGATATAAACAGCTCCGAGTTATCCTTATTCGATGCAACTACCATGTATTTTTGGTAGTGCATCAAAGGTATCTCGCTTAACGATGTTGGTATTACTAATTCTAACTTCATTTAATGCTTTTTCTAATAGCTTTCCAATACTCTAAGCTCCCTTGGAACTTCATTATCTCATTGTCGATAGCTTCGTACATTGGTAACTCCCAATTGACCCCATGTTCAGCTTTAAATTTTTCCACTAGTTCTAATGTTACATCTCTAATGATGTTTTTCTTGTTCGGTACTTGGAACGATACTTCTTTAACTTCTGTTTTCATATTTTGTATTTAGTAAATTGAATACTTTCCTTTGTTTGGATTAGCTAACTGATATGATACTGCATATCTCAAAGCATCCAATGCGTGATCATATTTAGCAATCGGTGTTTCCGACTTCTTTTCTAACCAACAATAGTTGTTTAATTCTTTTATCAAATCTACGGAATTTTCGTCAATAATTAGTTCATAATCTCTAATCATTTCAATACCTTCCGTTATTTTATGTTTAACACACGGGACCACATTATTCCCTTGGTGTTTTAATTCTGTTATAAGCCTTGGTTCTGCATTATCTCCAATAATTAAACCGCCTTTTGCGAAGTGATTGTTTAACCTTGCAAGCTCTGATGTAACTAAATTGGTTTGATAAATATGCAGTTTACAATAAATAACCTTATGTGTTTTATCTATTGACGTTTCTACAAGTGTTGTAGGGTCGTTTGAGAACCCATAATCTTGACCGAATACACTACCATTATCATTATTGAACGTTCCTATCTTCCAATTATTATAGATAACTCCTTCAGCTTTGTCTAACCATCCACCAAGTATTGTATGCTTATACTTCTCGGGACGTCTTTCTTTTATTGTTTTTATTTGATTTAAGAACGATTCAGATAAGTTCTCTACGTTATCTAAGTAAGTAGTATGGATGTATGTCGTGTCCCCTTTGATTACATTACTCCCAGCCTCAACTCCTTTTGACTCAAAGAACTTTTGATAAATAAAATGCTCTTTCGTAGCTGGATTAAGTATTAATATTACCCTATTTTGTTTGTCTTTAGATCGTATCGAATAGTCTATCTTATCAAATGTATCTTCATCTGTAAGTTCTTCTGCTTCATCTAATATCCATGTCGTAACTCCAGCCAATGATTTAAGATTTGCGGTTTGAGTTCCTGAGCTTGTTTTGATACCCTTAAATAATATCTTACTTCCTGTTCTTAAGTTTATAATCTCATCCTTTGTTATATGAAAATCTGAATGCTTATCTAGTACATCAATCTTATCAATAAATTCAGGAATAATAGAAACGTGAGCAGAAGTAAGTGTATATCTTGTAAATAAAATGGTATGCCCACTTTCATAAGTAAGTAGTAGAAGTAGCAAATTAATGCTGTAAGACTTACCACTACCACGACCACCAGTAATAATAAAATATCTGCTATCACTTCCAAAAGGTTTGTATTTAGGATTCAGTACTACCAAAGTTAATCAAATCTTTTAGTGTTGTTGTATTGATTGTAACATCTGACTCTACTCTTTCTTTAGGTTTACCACAACCATACTCGATTATAATCTTAGCAGCTGCAATTCTATCTGAAGGTCTTTTTGTTTCGTCTATTGTTATTTCTGCGATTACTCTGAAAGCATCTTCTACATGTGGTGCAGCTAAATTGAAACCTTTTATTTCATCGGATAGACTTTTACGACCAGCTTTACCAGCAGTAGAATGTCCTCCATTATTCTTTCTCTTATCCATAATTAATACAATTTAATTAATTAATTCAAGCAAACTACAAAAAAGAAACTGCCTGTATTTATTACTTGTATTATATCTTCTTGATTAGTCATTACGATGTGCTTTTACTGCTACTTTATTATTATCGTATATATTATCATATTCTAGTTTATATCCTTTATATTTAAAGTCCATTTCCTTTGCTTCTTTTTCAAACTCAACCCCATATTTTATCCACTCTACACTATCTTTTTCACTTATATCTTCAAATATAGAATCTAAGCAATCAATTATTGTACGTTTCATATACTTTCTTTAAATCATTGTACTGGTCTCTTAAACAAGAAGCACATGAAGTATATTGTAAGTTCCCTGTTTGGAATACTCTGTTATGTGTTCTTTGCATTAGCATAGAATCTACTAAGGATGTCTCTGCTTTTTTTAATCCACCTTCACTAAGCCAAAGATATTCATCTTCATTAAGGCAGAGTGGTTTCTTTCTATATGACCAAAGCTCGTTTAGTTTTGCTTTACGTTCATTACATCCACAATCTTCTCCTAATATAAACTTTGCTACTTTATCTATTCCTGTTACTTGGAGCACGTTCTCTATTGTATCCCCTAGTCCTGTTGCTTTTCTTTTAGCCATTCGTAATCTTCGTTTAAATAATCTTCATAGTCTTCACTAAGTAAACTACGCAAGTGCTTTTTTGTTCTATTGGTAGTGTAATGAATGCATGATAAACTTATTCCAGTCTCTTTTTCTAGCTTTCGCATTGACTTGCCACTTGTAACGTATAGTTCGAATAACATTTTATCAAACCAATCGATATTATTAAGTTCGTCTCTAACTCGTTTATTTAACTCTCCGTATGCAGTTATACTTTCAGTCTCGGAAAGTGCGTCAGAAACTGTCTTATCTAGTTCAAATGTGACTGGCTCTTTCTTTAGAAAGTCAAAGTATATATTGCGTAATGTTATCCATACGAATGATGTCGCAATCTTTTGATCAGGCTTGATGTATTTATCTAATCGAAGATACATTTCTTGCACAATGTCTTCTGCTTCCGTTTTAGCACCAAAGGACCGAGCGATATTCACCCAGTCCTTATGTTTTTGTGCAATTATTTCTATTTGCTTAATCATGCTTTGTAATCTTCCAAGATTGAATGGTATTAAAATACACACCAGCTTCTCGTTTAGATTCTTGAGCTTTAAGGTTGTAATCTACTTCTACAACATCACCAACTCGATTGTATTTAAGAACGTTATCAACTTTTGCTTCTCCAAATACTTCAAAGTTGCATGACTGCGGATACTCTCCTTCGTTTTCTACTACATGAACATACAGCTTTTTGTAGTTTCCTAATTCGATTACCTCTCCAATGTGTGTAATCACTCCTTTAAATTTACTCATCTTTTTAATTTTTTACTAATATAAGTATATTTTTTTTAACTGAGACTCAACTCCCTTTAATTTTTCAATATAAAGTGTGGCATCCATTAACTCTTCCTGTAGATGCTGTAAGAAGTCATCGGTGTTATTGTCTTCAAGTGTTGTGCCATACTTCGCTATCCCTACTTCTGACCTTGTTTTGTATGCTTCGATAACCTTTGCTACAATTGCATCTTTCGGTGTGAAATAGTCTTTACTAAGATGGAATAAATCGTCTCGCATTGTTGCATTCTCATACTTTAATTCTCGTATTTGCTCAAACAATTGACTTGTTAATAGTTGTTCCATTTTTAAATTATACTTAAGTTCTTCTTTCTTTGTCATATCTTTTTTATTTTAATATTTATTACTCCTTTATTTAATTTAGCTATCTTACTAAATGCTTTTTTGGATAAGTCTAGTGTTACTTTACGGAATGAGCCTGTATCGGTAACCTTAACTATAACTGACTTTCCGTTATATAAGTTAGTTACTTTTAGTTTAGTTCCTAGCTTGTGAGTATTACTAGCACATGTCAACTTATTTGCGTCATAAACTTGACCTGAACGCATAACTTTGCCTTGGAATGTATCACTGTAGTAAGTAGCTTTAAAGCTTGTTAGAACACACCAAACACACATTGCTATAATTATTTTCATTAGTCAAGTATTTTAATTCGTTTCATGTAAATATAACTATCTGTACTCCCGCATGGTTCTTTAACATAAAATGTTCCGTTATGTTCAAAGGCAAACTCTCGAACTTTCCAATTCATAGATTCATCATCCCTTACTAAACATAATTCGCCAACTTCAGGAAGTACAATCGGTCTTTCTTGACTAAATCCTTGTAAGGTGTATTCTGTGAATGATAGAAAATCAAACCTTAACATTCTTTCAACAACTTGAATTTGAAAATTATCACCTATTAAGTTTTCAGTTTCATAACGAACTAAAACATCGCATTCAAACACTGGTTTAATTACTTCACCCCAACCATACTCGATATGATAAACTATATCTCCTACTTTAAAAATTTCTTTCTTCATAACCCCTTTATTTTATCAATTACTTTGTGTAAATTTTTTGTGATATAGATATAATTATCACTTTGCTTTACATTCATTACACTTGTTAGCTCTTCCACGTTCGCTTCAATCAACTTCATTTGCTCTTTATTCCTTACAACGAATACATTATCTTCTGGTAGTTGTTCTAATATTTCTAACATGACTTGTTGCAAGCATAGTACTTGTGTTACTGATTTTATTATGTTCATTTTGTTATTTTTATAAAATTTTCTTTAAAGCATTCAACTGACATTACGATGTCCAAACCTTTTGCTGGCTTTACTCGGATGAATCCATTGCCACGTAATACTAACATGACAATGGTGTTATCTCTCTTATCTAAGTATATTTTTGATTCTTGCATCGTAATCATTTAAAAAAGTTCTTGCATTAATTACCTTCTCTTGCATTGCTTCAATCATTTCTTTATCGTATTCCAATTCAAACGCAAAGAATCGTTGCTCAATTGGAAGGTGTGAGTAGAAGATATCCTCACCATAATTAGCTTCTGCAGGTGTATCTAACATTACATACACTAACTTTGCTTTCTTTAACCCTAACAAATGCATATACACTTGTAATTGTGCTTCGTAGTCTTTATTGATTGGACTTGTTATAGCATCTAAGAATGTAACGTAATCCCATGAGCATTTAGTATCGATTACAAACTCATCTGTAATAACATCGGGAGTACCATTAAAGTGTTCGTCGTTAAAATGTACTATATTCTTTTCAAGTATACCTAATCCAAAACGTTCTGCACAAATATCGATAG